TACATCATCGGGTCCATCCAACAAACCGTCTTGGCGCTTTCCTAGTGGAAAGGCTCGGTTGTAGGGTATCTGCAAGCCATACACACCATCAACCCAGTCTTCATCAATCTTACGACGGCGGTTATGCGCATTGTCGTAGCGCCGCTGCAAGCGCTCGGTAACTGCGAACTCTTTAGTCTTACAGCCTTTGTCGAACCACACAACGGCGAGGCGATGGTAGCCGGCAGTTACTTCGATGAACTTCACCACACCAGTCAGCGTTACGCCAACCGTCAGTCCACGCCAGTGAAACACAGTACGAGCCAACTCGTGCGGCTGCCAATGATCATCGTGAGCGACAATCTGCGCCCACATCAATTTCAAGCGGCCTAAACTATGACCACCGCATTTACGACTGGCTGCCCACAGCGGACCGTCAATTACAAACTCAGCAAAACTCATTCAGTCTCCTTGCAAAAGACTTCTAGTGAACTACCGTGACGACGCCGTCAAGCGCCACGTGGACCCTGCAGCATGAAACTGCGTTCAACGCCGTCTCCAGCTTCTTCGCCGCCTTGCGTTTACGGCGAAGCTTGAACCACTCGAACAAGAACATGCGTGCTATCTCCTTACCAAGTTTTACGTTCCGGTTGATAAGTGCGCAGATCGTAACTGCCCATCCCCACGGTTTCTTTTGGGCCGTAGTGCTTAGCAATGAGGGCGGCAATAATGCCGGCCCAGAAGAGAGTGTTGAAAGAGAGGGAGTCGTGGGCTTTGGACTTGATAAGCTTTGCCATCTTGTCCTGCAGAATGATCTGCTGGCCGTAGTTCAGACCTTTAATCTTCTCAGCCCACAACCTACGCGCCGCCGCTTCGCTTTGCGTCTTGTACGCGTTGGCAAGCTCAGCGGCGTCCGTGTCAACTTGGGCGTCGGTGGCTTTGCCGATTAGCCGATCCAAGTCTACGTTAGACGGCGCACCCAATATAGTGCGTACTAGCTCTGAACTTCCATCTGAGCGACAGATGATCCGCGTGATAGTTGCACCAGGATCGCGCTTCTCTACGCTCCAGCCATTCGCCGTAGGTACTACATATCGACGTGCTCCGCTGTTCTGTGCGCTGCTAAGCGCGGCTTTAACAGCTGAGTCTTTATCAGCTCGATTATACCTAGCCACCACTCACCCTCGCAACATCCGCCACGCGGGAATCTTTTCATGCACTCCATAGCGCAAAGCGTCGCAATCATCGTCCTCAACCTTAAACGGCTGCTCTTTACCAGCCTTTGCTGCAGTGGCATCCCACGTCAGCTACGCATGAAGTACATGGCCCATGCGTTTATGCTGCGCACTGGCTTTAGCGCTAAGCACTGTGAGCGTTTTATCAGAGAAGTAACGCCCGCTAGCTGCACGACGTTTGCCAGCCTCTGATTGTTTGCGCCGTGTTACCACACCAGCTAGACTAGCATAGTGGCGCATCGATGCTTCACGCGTCTTTACGTGCTCGGCTTCACTCGCGTAACGAATACGAAGTCCGGTTGAATGATTAGCGCATTCACGCTTGCTAAGCTTACGGCCGGACAACTTCGCTGCTATACGAGCTTTGCACGCTGCACCTTCAGGCGTAGCATAGTACGCAATTTTCTTAGCGGCAACTTTGCCCTTATTAGCCGCACCAATCTTCGCGCCGATGGCTTTGCGTTCTTTGTAACTACGATGCCCATAACCGCCGCCATCGCCACCGAGTGTAAGGTTGTAGCCATGCGGCGTAATTGTATTTAGCTGCTTAATAAAGCACCGCTCAGCTTCGCGCAATAAAGGCTCAGTACATTGATGCAGTGTTTCTATGACAAAATTTGCCGCGCCCCATTTGCGTAATGCGCGATGAAAGTAAACGTCACTACCATGCGCAGCATCATAGAGATGTCGCGCAAATCGCTTTTCGACAGCGACGATTGTCCACCCAACGTAGCGCTTACCATTCAGTTTGTTAGTTACGCTGTAAACATTACCGACACGATAACTTTTCATGCCGACAGCCTCCACTCCTGCGCAAACACATCATTGACAATGTAACGTCCGGCGTCGGGACAGTGATCACGCTTCTTGACAACTTGCTCAGTGCCATTCTCACTTTTCTTCTTATCCCATGCGTAGCTTTGAAACTCAACAGGCGAGTGCGGACACCGGACACGGTGGAACCGCAGCTTCTTCTGCGCCAGCACAGAGGCCACACGGCGAATGCCGTAAGTCATGACGTCATTGTCACAATCACCCACCCACATACCTCTGCGCACCAACTCAGCGCGAAAGCTAGCGGCCGAAGGATCGACGATTATCTTTGGTTCGGCGGGGCAATTAGATTCCTTGATGAACTGCTCGAGGTCATCAGCCAGTTCAGAATCCGTTTTCTGCCGCATCTCCTTGATGGAATCCCAGTAATACTCATTGTCAATCCAAACGGTACGGTTGTCATCAATTCCGTCTAAGAAAACGGTAGGGTTGGTCGTTCCGTAATCCACACCTATAAGGTGCCCCGTGTAACCAGTACCACCACCTGCGCTATACAACGATGGCGGCCGCGTGCGGTCATCATATAAGGTGCCATCGTTCCACGCTCCGGCGTAGACCGCACCAGACGCCATTTTCCACTCGCCCAAAATCATACGGTCATAAAAAACTCCAGTATAGAGTTTCTTTTGATCAGCAACATATGACGGGTCTAAATTTGGGTTGTCCTCCATGGTGTAGGTGTCCCACCACAGAATTTTGCCATCGCGCAGTTTGACGTTGTCTAGGTAATCAGTCTTCAACCAGTGGAACGGGGAGTCAGCATTAGTGCTGAAGTACAGCCGCGCACCGGGCGGTGAGAGCCTGGTTAAAAGCATTTGCCAATATGATTGCGGCATGAGCACAGCTTCGTCGCATACCGCTGCGCCGATCGTAGCACCGCGTAGGTACTTCTCAGAGCCTTCGTCCTTCGCACCGTAGACTAACCAATCAGTATTAAAGAGCCGCAGTTCCCCAGACTGACTGTTGTAGTGGTATGAGTTTTTACCGACAAGATCGAAGAGGTCAGTAAGCACATTCGTTTTGATACTAGACTTACTGACGCCGGTGATAAGCCTGCGCCCTTGCACCGGATAGTCACACAAATACATAATCTTGCTATGAAGGCCCCAAGTTTTTCCGGACCTAACTGAACCCACAAGACCGTTGATCTTGGCATCCAGCTCCGGCGGGCGCATCGCAAAGCGTTCCATACGCGGACCGTAGTTCAACCTAGGAGGCATTCTCAATCTCCTGGCTACGGCTACGGAACTGAGCAAGCAGCTCTTGGAGCGCATCATTACCACTATCAGGGTCTACCGGCTGCACGCCGTACTTCTTGGGCGACTCACGCGCCAGCAACCACTTCTGTGTTTCTACCGCGAGGCGTGCACGATCGACGTTATCAAACTCTCGGGTCTCAGTAGTGTCACCGTCGCGGCCACCTGTACGCTTCACAGTGATAGTGCCAATCAAAGGCAGCTGACTGGCGTGAACTATTTGAGCAGCTCTGATGTCACACCATAAAGACCGCGCGCGAGCGTAAGCTTTGTCAAACTCAGGGTGATCGTGGAGCCACTCATAGAAGCTCCAAACCGTCGGTAACGTTGGATCTGCATTCAACCGCAGCAAATCCATAGTAGGATCTGTCGCAAACATAATGCAAATCTTCTTACCAATCTCGGGGTCGTACGCAACGGGCTTTGGCGTAGCGCCGTGAATTACAATAGCGCCCTTGCCGCCCTTTGTCTTCTGCAGCACTGGCTTCTTTGCTTTATGTGCATCAAACTCTTCAAGCTGAGCTTTACGATATGTAGCCTTATTGATTACACGCTTCGCCTTACGGGTAAGTTCACCGTTGCGCTTCCGCCCTTCAATGGGGGCGGCCTTTACTATACTTATACTCTGGCGCTTCCGCTCAGCTGGCGTCGGCGCGCCTCGCTTCACGGTGGCCATGTTGATGTTCTCCTTTGTGATGCAGTAGCGGTCTTGCCTCGTACCGCCATGACGGCCCGACGCGATAATTATAATTGACGATTCTCAAATCGCCTGGGTCGCGCTCTTCTCGCCGTTCCCTGAACACAAATGAAAAGGCACCGCCAAGTTAATGGAGGTGCCTCTTATAAACTTGGTCGGAGTAGATGGATTTGAACCACCGACGTCTCGGTCCCAGGCCGAGTGCGCTACCAGACTGCGCCATACTCCGAATTAACTACTTCGTGCTAATCCCCACGTCCGCATACCCATCAACCTAGAGCCATCACTGCTTCCAGCGGGTACTGGCTGCCACATCCGCCCAACGACTATAGGCACAATCATGCTAACCTTGCCGGCATCCTTCATCATCGTATCAGCGCCGCCTACGTAGCGGTGTGTCTCCGCGGCGATCATCTCCGCAGCTTCACTGGCTTTTATATGATGGTGGCATTTACGACAAGACGGCCACACTGACCAATTCTCGAACCGCGCGGCCTCTTCTACGGATAGGACGCAAATCTCTCGACTCATCTTAGGGAATACTCCGGCAAGGCGAGCCGTTGGTCTTCCGGCCAGGCCGGAGTATTCAACGCGGGCCGCTCAACGCCGAGCATTGAAAGTGTTCACTATTGACCATCAAATGTGTGCACTATTGACCACACGCTTAATAGTACACCACCGCGGCCTCTAACGGAGGGAATTATTTGCGGCGGCGCGGCTTTGGTCATAAGCCCTTAAAAACAAACACTTATACGGTACTCATCCGGCAAATTGATACCGTATATTTCAGACCGTATATTCCATAAACCCTTTATTATCTTATATATATACTCTCTAAATATACAGTAATACAGATAATACGGTAATATATTAACTCTACGAAGTGATATGCATTAACACCATTATTACTCAGCCTAAAACGTTCTCTCCGTAAGGTTTTACTCGACCCCATCCGTATCAGCTCCTGTATAATTTTGCTCACTTTCCTAACTCGTTTATTTTCAATACTTTACGACAATGTTATATAATAAATTTACACGCTTTGTATGTAACCCGTATATGCCTGGAGGCTTAATGGCTCGAATTACTCGTTGTATTACGTTGTCTTTGGACGCTGATCGGGCGGTCCGTCGTCTAGTGATAGCTGCGCGGACCGATCCGAACATCGTCAAGCAGCTCGGTTTGAATTTGCTTAAAGACGGGTTAAAGGTGCCGGACGGTCGTCCGCGTAACCTGACTTCTTATGAAGTTGAGGTTCTGGCTAAGGTGCTTAGGCAGCCAAATCTCACCACGCAGCGCCAGGTTTTCAAGGCTATGCATAACCAGCTTATTGACCCTGTACTGACTAGTGAAGCCATTAAGCTAGTCGGTGATTTTTATTGGTTAGCACCATGTGTAGGCGACGATGAAGACCGCCAGCGTCAAATTTTTATTAGTGCCAGCCGTGTAGTGGAAGCTTTGATTATGAAAGCGTCAGGAGACATAAAAATTGAAAGCGGAAAAACCGGTCGCGCCTCAGCAAGCCATGCTGAGCAAGCTAGCCACTAGTCTTTTGACGGCAAAGCATGCGCGACTGATGCAATTGCGCGCTTGTACTGAAGCAGACGTCAAGCAGCTTAATGTTCAACCACAGTGGGAAGGATTCAAAATACCGTACTTTGATCTTGATGGGCGCCTTCGTCAAGATGGGTTCTTTCGATTTCGCTTTACCGTAGACCATCCAAGCAGAGGTTGGGGTTCGACAGCGGTTACTGAGAAGCCGCGACGTTACGCCCAACCCCTTAATAGCGGATGTGCAGTTTATTTCCCGCCGACAATTATCGGCTGCACTTGGCGCGCAGTTGCTAATGACCCGGCTATACCGGTGGTTATCACAGACGGAGAGTTGAAGTCAGCCTGTGCCAGTTCACTAGGCGCACCTACGATGGGACTAGGTGGTGTAAATAACTGGCGCACCGCTACTATGGCGCGTAACGAACTACTGCCGGAGTTGGAAGAGTTTAAGTGGCATTTACGTACCGTTATCATTTTATTTGATAGCAACATTAACCGTAATCCAAATGTCGCATGCGCTGCCAGCATGCTTGCCAGTGTATTGACTATGCGTGGCGCGATAGTAAAGTTAACCCACCCGCCGGTCGATACTGAAGACACTGACAAGCACGGTTTGGGTGTTGACGATTGGCTATACCAGCTGCCAAAGGATGTCAATAAGGCGGATGCTCTTACAAAGCTGCTTGCCGAAGCCCCCGACGTTGACGGCGCCGCCGCTTTGCACGCGGTGAATTTGGAATTGGCGCGGGTAGTCGCCAGTAAAGACTATGTGCGATTGGTTGATGGGCGCCGCATCACCAAACGCGAATTGGTGGAAGAGACGGAGTACGGCGGACGCACGTATAATGTGGACATGATTGTCAATAACCAGGTAGTCAAGAAAGCGGTCAATACAATAAAAACTTGGCTCACGTGGCGTTATTGCCACGAGCTTAAGTCTTATGTCTACCGCCCCGGCCACCCGCGTTTGACCACTGATGGCTGCTATAATACGTGGAAAGGATGGGGCATAGAACCGCAGCCGGGCGATGTCACGCCGTTCCTTGAACTGCTTGATCATTTATTGGGTAATGCTACGCCATCAGAGCGGCGCTGGTTCTTGCAGTGGTTAGCGGCGCCTCTGCAAGAACCCGGTCTAAAAATGCGCAATGGTGTGGTGCTGTGGGGTGGGGTGACCGGCACTGGCAAGACACTGGTCGGGCAGACGATGCGGCGTATTTATGGCGATAACTGGGGCGTATTAGAAACGAAGCACTTCCACAGCAACTTTAACAGTTATGTCGTTGGCAAGCAATTTATCTTGGGTGATGAGATTTCAGTTACAGAGAAGCGGTCAGTTAGTGAGCGGTTGAAGAGCATGCTTACACAAGAGCAGGTGCTGGTGGAGGAAAAATATCAGATACCCTACGTCGTTGAAGATCACGCTAATTACTACTTCACTAGTAACTACCCAGATGCTTTTTACGTAGAAGAGGATGACCGTCGGTTTTTTATTCACGAAGTGACTGCGGCGCCGTTAATTACTACATGGCGTGATCGGTACTTTGCCTGGCTGGAACAGGGCGGAGCAGCCGCGCTCTTTGATCACCTGCTAAGGGTTTCACTTACTGGATTTGATGCGTTTGAGCGGCCACCGTTGACGGCGGCCAAGGTCGACATGATTCAAATAG